TTTGATCAGACTCGTCTATCGTTGAATCTATTCCACCCAACAAATCACGTAACCCACCCTCTCTTTTTCTTCTAGTAATGTATTCATTAGTTCCACCTTCATACCCTATTCTACCACCATCTTTTTGACCACCAAAGAAGTTAGTTAAGTAACTTGCGTACTCTTCTTTTTTTTCTGTTTTAGCTGCTTCATCATACTCTTCTGGAGTTATCTCTACTCCAGCGTCCGCTGCTAATGCTTTAGCTTCTGCGTAGGATCCAGCGAAAGCTATTGTTCCTAATAGTGCTGCTTTATCTAAGTTACCGTCTTTATCTGTATATATAGCTTTACCAAATTTTTTACCTAACTCTAAAGCTTTATTACCTGCTTCTCTATAATCAAAATTTTGAACCTTCTCTGCTGCAGTTTTAAACAAATTAAATTCTTGTGACGCTGCTTGTTTAACATCACCTACTAAAGTCATGTCGGAAGCGTCTACTAATGCTTCTGTAACTGTACCTGCGTAATCATTTAAATTTGTAGGTATAATTTCTGTACCTGCGTAATCATTTAAATTTGTAGGTATAATTTCTGTTGGAGCATTTGCTGTCGATCTTGATAGAGCACTTGCACTATTCCCACCTTTTCCACTATTTATACCTTGAACAGCATCAGTTCCTCGGTTCGAGAAGAATTTACCAAGACCCGTATCTGTACCTATAGGTTTACTAAATCCTGATGTAAAACCTGCTGGTGTAAATGCACCACCTGATGCAAAAGGGTTGCCTTGAAATCCTGCACCACCAATGTATCTTGCAGCTTGTCCACCGCCATAAGTTAATGCACCTCTTTTTAAAGAGTCACCAATACTACCAGTTTGATCAAAACTACCAATACCAGCCATAGCACCTGCAAGAGCAGGGTTAAATGGAGCTACAAAAGGAGCAGCTTTAACTGCTATTTCTGAAATTTCATTGGGTATGACTTTTCTAACAAAACTTTTAATTGAACTTCCAATACCAAAATTTTCTCTTGGTGTCACTTGCATAATGCCACCATTTGCATAAAGTTGTCTGTTCATTAAAGATCTAGATATCGCCATAATTTAAATATATTTATACTGTTAAGCAGGCGTAGAAATCCTGTAAATATGATACTTTATTTGATTTTTTTAGTGTCGTCAACAGATTTGACAGGTCTTCCTGCTTGCCATAAATCATCTCTAAATCGACCTTTATAACAATACTCTCCAACGTGAGTTATAGGAGCATCTATGTAAGCGTACACCTTACCACCTATATCCGTCCATCTTTGACAGAATCCAAAGTCTTCTCCAAAATATCTTTTAGTTTTAGGGTCATGTAATGTGTCAAATAAATTGTACATATTATCTTTTTTAACCTCTTTACCATTAATATTGGTAGGCTGATATATTTCCAAATGAGGGTATTCTTTAATCATTTTTTCAAATACATTTCTTTTAATTAACATACATCCAGTTGGGGCATGAGTGAGCTCCATTAATCCTTTGTCCACGGTTATTGAATTAGGGTCCTCTACTTTAACAGGAAAAGTAAAACCTGCTGTAGCCAAGTCTTTTTCATTACTAATAGCATCTTCTTTAGTATTAAGTCTTCGCCATATTTTATCCCAACTTAAAAGTTTCATAGGGTAGGGTAAGCTAATTATGTCTTTATCAAACTCTAACATTTTAAAAATAGGCTTGTGATCAAAATCAATGTCAGAGTCTATAAATAATAAATGAGTATATTTATCTTCGTGATTTAAAAATTCTGCTACACATAAATTTCTACCTTGTGTAACTAGAGATGATTTAAGTAATGTAAAACTACATTGTATTCCTTCTTTAGAACACGCCATTTGAAACTTTAACACAGCTTGACAGTAATGCATACTAACATCACTATGACAAGGAGTGCATACCATTATCTTGTGAGGTGAAGTACCTAAATTTATTTCTACCATTTTATTTTCTATTTTATTAGTTTTAATTGTTTGATAGGTATCATCATTTGCTGTTTCGGTTTTATCCACGTTAAACCATATGGGTTCATTTGGCTTTGGCATTAAGAGCTCCTTTTAAAAATGTTGTCCACGCAGATGCTTGTTTAGGCCAAGAATAATATATCTGAGTGTAATTAGCTTGAGTGGTTAAATGACTATGTATTTGTGGCTCGTGTAAAGTTTCTGCAGCGGCAGCAATACCATAGGCAAACTTTTCTGCTAATGCTTTGTAATTACTGTCATAAGGAATATACATTGGAAACTCTGCTCCTGTTTCAAACAAAGCTCCATAATCGGTTACAATACTATACAGTCCCGCAGACATTGCTTCTAATAAAGAAATACAAGAAGTCTCTTCAAAAATACTAGGATAAGCATACATGTTATAATCCGGTAAATGTTCTCTAATGTATTCATTTGGTTTATATCCAATGTAATTTACATTGGATAAAGACTCAGCTTGGTCATATAATGCTTTATAATTATAATCATTTTGTTCATGGAACTCTTTACCATATACCTCACATGAAGAATAAACATCTAATGTAATTAATGGGTTTTTAATTAATTGCATTGCACCAAGTAAAACAGATAATCCTCTCCAGGGTGTGTTCTGATGAATTATTCTAATAGGTTTACCTTTTTCATAATGTGGAGATTGTTTTATTTTTTCAACTCCATTTTTAATAACCACACATTTTTCAGTAGGGATACCAAACATCATTCTAAATTTTTCATAATTCCAATGAGAATTAAAAACATACCAATCATATTTGTGATGATTAGCTTTATTTTTAAACCACGGATATAAATTAGGTTGATCGTAAGAATTTTTTTGCCAAAGTACATTAAGTTTATTAGGATCTAAAGGTACTTTACCCGGTACGCTAGTACAAATTTGTACTTGATCTAATAAATTTTTATCTACGTATTGATGTAGAAAACCTAATTGTAATTCAGTTCCGCCTTTAGGGCTTTGGTTTCTTATTTTCATTATTCATAACTTTCTGGAAAACATCCAATCCTTTCGGTGAGACGTGAACTGTTACATCAGTAACAATATCTGGTCCTTCTATTTTTTCTTTAGAAGTTTCACCTGTCTTTGTATTTCTATAAATTGTTATAGTTGTACAATCGATCTTATGTATGTTATCCGTTTTCATTCTCTCTGTTTATAAGCGCATAACTAACTACTACTTTAAGTTTATTAGCAGTTTCTGCTTGAGCTTTTATAGCATCTCCTGCTTCTAAATTCAACCCTTGTTCTGTAGCGTTGACTGTGCTTGTAGCAGGTATGTCTTTTCTAAAAAATTCTACATCTGTACTAGCAGATGAATCTCGTAAGTCACAATTAACTAGTACGGCTCCGGTACTATTATTAGATACATATACAGATTTTACAATAGCTATAGCAGACGTAGATATGGTTAAAACTGTAGTTAAATTAGTAGTTGTTAAACTGACTCCTGCGTTTCTATATTGTATTGTCATGATAAAAAATAATTAAAAGCGTCTTGTTCGTTTTTTAAATCTTCTTGAAAAGAAAAATTAAGTTGTTGTTTCATTGTAGTCATTGACTCAATAATTTGTCTTTGATTTTCTACGTCATATTCTTGTTTAGGTTCAGGTATATAGTTAGTTAGTTTAGCCATTACATATCTCCTACTTGAACTTCTAATGATTTATCCATATTAGTATTACCTTCATTTAATTTTGCAAAATCTTCTAGTTTCATATTCATCTCATCAGAATTAGCTGGAGTAGACTGTAAAAACATCATTGCTGTTGCAGCAGGGAGACTAGATAAATATGTTAATCCTTTCATTGCTAATGGGGTTAAAGCTTTTGCATTAGACATCAAAGTTTTTAAAATATCTACTTCTAATTTACCTTTATTTTTTTTAGATAAAATATTATAGCCTAGTTGACCACTTCTATCTCTTGTAAAATTTTTAGTATTACCAGCAATTTTTTTTATTATGTTGGGTCTTTCTGAAAAATCTGATGTAACTTCATTAAATACTCGTTGACCTATTTTAAAATCTCTAGGGCTAACTTTTGTTTTCATTATTTTATTAGGAAATTTTTTAGAAGCATATTTTATTGCTTCATCGGCAGAAGTTGTAGCATATTTACCTACTTTTATTTTTCCACCTGGATTCATATCGACGGAAGATCTTGTTCTAAAAGGATTTAAGTTAATAGTCTCACCTCTGTATAGGTCTATTAAATCTAGTATGCCTGACATTATCTTCTCCCATCTGGTTGAGCATCCATTCTAAAACTACCATAACGCCAAGTTTCACCTGCAGCATCATTTTCTATTTTTAAAGATAATAGTCTTCCTCTTGCTCTAGTGTCTACTTTATCAGTAGTGCTGGTTATTGTAAAGGGACCTAAAGGGGAACCGGATTGAGTGTCTGATGGATAATCGGATATAAATAAAGTTACTTTAGAATTACCTACTAAAAATTTATAGTCAGGCATAAATCTTCTCATAGACATAAATAATTCACCATCATCAATATCAAAATCTCCAGATCTTATAAAAGCATTAATTGAAGTTCTGCCTGAACTATTGACTTGATCTGTTCCTGTTTCATGAGCATAATATATACTTGCACCATATAAATTAGTAATTCCTAAAATACTTGAAAAAACAGGAGTACCTGTAGTCTCGTAATCGGTTGCGTAAGGGTTATTAAATACACCTTGATCTTGATAAGTGGTTCTATCAAGAGAAGAAGTGGTCCAAACATTTTCTTGGTAATTATATGTTACGCATCTATCAATTTGTTCCGATCCTGATTTTGGATAAAACCAATTTACTTCAGTATATAAAGAATTAGGAGAAGAAAAAACTACATCAGAGGAATCAAAATTAAGACCTAAGTTTCCATTTTGAGTAGTAAATACAAAGTCTTCAACTAAACATGGAAGAGCTTTTACTGTACCATCGTACATAAAAAACCCGCCTTCATTAGACATCCAATACACTGCGCCATTAACATAAGAAGCGGCGTGCTGTCCTATACAACCACAGTTAGTACCAACTTGTCTAACACTGAACGTAAAAGGTGGGCCTACAAATTGAATCGCATAAGCTGCAAGGTCTGTTAATACAAAAACATAATCTTTACCCTGTAAAGCTGCTCTTATTTGATTACCCGTATCTAATCTAAAAGTACCCGCAGTATTAGTAGCAGTAGGTAAATAAGTATTTAAATCTTCTTGGTTTGAGAATCTTACAAACATAGGATCTTGAGATGCAGAATTACCAATAGTTGTCTCAGTTCCAAAATGAAATAAGTGTCTATCTCTATCTGAAACTAATGTAAATCGAGTAGCTGTTGGATTACCTGTTGTTACAGAACCGGATGTTGATTGAGAAGCTCTTACTCCTCTTGCACTAGAGGCTCCTGCGTTCCAAGTAAATGTTTTGCCATCAAAAATAGTTGCAACTAATACTTCTCCAAAATTATCTAAACTCCAATTACCGGGATCTAAAGTTACAGTGCTTGTAGATCTTTCTGTTCCCCAAGTTTCATCTCCCCAAGCAGATGTTCCCCAACCATATCCTGAAGTTTGAATGGTTGGTCCAACTATAACATAAGGATTAACAGTTGCAGCTCCTGCTGCAGTCATGCCAGATCCTCCTTCATTTCTTACAGCTTGAACTGTAAACTTATCTACATCAGGAACAGTTAATATTTCATAAACTTTTTCTAATTCAGTTGCGGTATAGTCTGATGCGCCTGTAACAGTCACAGAAGATAAGGTCACATATCTTCCGACTTTTAGACCATGTGATCCTTTATTAACTTGTAATACATTTGATCCATTAACAGTTGTTAAGGTACATCCTGTTATAGCTGTATCTAAGGGAGTAATATCAAAAAAAGCATTACCATAATATAAAAATAAACCTTGAGAAGTTCCAATAGCAGCATAGCGTTCTCCTGCTAATGAAGTAAAAGAAATCTGTGCTCTAGCTGCGCCAGGTAAAGTTTCTTGAGCCACAGTAAGTTGTTCCCAACCTCCTATTTTTTCTGGCGCGGTATATCTAAAACGCACAAAATCTCCATCTACCCATTGTCCTGGAAGAGCGGAAGGTACGCTTTGTTTATTAAAACCAGCTGCAAAATTTACTTTTTTTAAGGCCATAATTGTACTATATATTAATTACTAATGCATGAAAAGAAAGAAATATATGCAGAAATAGACTTTAATCTATTAAAAAATTCTTTTAACAAAGAATGGTTAAATTTAGTGTCTGATATATATGTAGATCATGTAAAAGAATTATCTAATAACTATTTTAACGATCCAGGTTTATTCAAAGGGAGATGGGAAAAAGATAAAATTATTAAGGACGATGTTTTGTATTTTAATAAATTACTATACCCCCCAAATTACGCGATCTTAGACTATGTATTAAAAAATATTAATTTTTTTAAAGATAAAAATATCATAGACAATGGTTGTGGTTTTGGAATTTTATCTGTTTTTTTAGATAAGATTGGTATTAAGTGTTTTAATTATGATACCTTATCTCATGGGGTTAAAATGGATTCATATAATAATTTTTTAAAAAGGATTAATAAAAAATTTAATAAACAAATTAACTTAATAGAAACAGATTTTAAAGATAAAAAATTTGATGTCGTAATAAATTCTGGAGCCTCTTTAGATCACCCCAAACTTTTAAATTGCGGTTTATATTTATTGGATACAAAAAAAGAACCTGTATGTCCGGATATTAATTATAAAATAATTAAAAAATATAGACCTTTAGAAGTAAGGTCTAATTTTTTAAAGCATTCTGTTTGACAAAATATTAAACAATATGTTATATATTATATTAAATGAAAGAAAAAATGAAAATCGAAGATGGAATAATGGTATTACACAATATCGTTGATAAAAAATTTTGTCAAATGGTAATAAATTATTCTAATAAAGTTTGTAAAGGTAAACTACCTACTGCTGGCGGTAGTCAAGATTATAGAAGAGTAAATGGACATATTTTAAGAGATACAAATATAGGAGATAAGATTTATTTTCAATTAATAAATAATCAAATTAAAAATTTCTACAACCATTATAAATATAGATTTCCTAGATTGATATCGAACGTTTTAAGTCAAGTGGATATATTAAAATATAATGTAGGAGGTAGGTATGATTATCACGTAGACTCTTCAGATTCAACTTATAGAAATATTAGTATTATTATAAATTTAAATGAAAATTATGAAGGAGGAGATTTACTTTTTTCAGATCAGTTCTTTAATGAAACTAAAAGAATACCTCTTAAAACAGGAAGTGCTGTTATTTGGCCTTCAAATTTTTTTTATCCACATAAAATAGAACCTATCACAAAAGGAAAAAGATATAGTATTGTAGCATGGCTTGTATAAGAAAAGATTACAGATATAAATTAATTAAAAATTTCTTAAATGAAGAAGAATTAAATTTATTACAAAAATATGTAATAAACAAATTAGATAAATTATCTTCGGCTAATATTTTCAACAACGATTTTTCTGTAGCTCCTTATTGTCTTGATTATAAAAACGATGATTTTATGGAAGTTATTTTAAAATCAAAACTTTCATTAATAGAAAAAGAAACCGAATTAAAACTATATCCTACCTATGCTTATTGGAGATGGTATCCTTACGGAGCTGTTTTAAAAGCCCATAAAGACAGACCTTCATGTGAAATTAGTGTAACTGTTAATATTTATAAAACAAAAAATTGGCCAATGGTTATAAATAATAAAAAAATTGAAATAGAACCAGGTGAAGGACTTATTTACTTAGGAATAGAAGACAAACATTCAAGATTTGGATTCAATAAAGGAGAAGCATTAGCTCAATTATTTTTACACTATGTGGATAAAAATGGATTATTTCCTCACCATAAAAATGATGAGATTCTTAAAACAACAAATCAAGTATATAGTTTTGAAGACAAAGAACTTATAAAAAAATTAAGATATTAAATGATAAAAGAAAAAACAGTTAAAATAGAAAATTTCATAGGTATTTATGATAATTATATAACAGCAGAAGAATGTGATAAGGCTATTAAATTATTTGAAAATCAAGATAAATTTAAGAATACATTAAATAGAATTGGTTTTGAAAAAGCATCTGTATTACAAAAACAAGATCAACAATTTTTTGCAGCCTCTACTAATTTAGATGTATGGTATGAAGAATTAAAATCTATGATAATTAATTTTGAAATGGCCTTTAAACATTACGTTGACAACACTGGAGCAGCTGATGCTTATGGAGTTCCTTGTTTTAATTTTACTTGTTTAAAAATACAAAAAACTTTACCTACAGAAGGTTATCATGTTTGGCATATAGAACATAATAAAGGATTTGAAAGTGAACCTAGAGCTTTTGTTTATTCAATTTATTTAAATGATGTAGAAGAAGGTGGAGAAACAGAATTCTTACACTTTTCAAAAAGAGTTAAACCAAAAAAAGGTAGAGTAGTTATTTGGCCTGCTGCATTTCCATATGTTCACAGAGGTAATCCACCTTTATCGGGTGAAAAATATATTTTAACTTCCTGGATGTTATTAAGATAATTAAGTTTTTATAATATATATTACTGCTAAATAGGGTTGAACAACAGAAGTTGCATCTCCTGAAAAAGTAGCACTCATATTATGAGAGTGTCCACCTCCACCCCCGGTAGAACCTGAATTACCACTTGTTCTACCTAAACTACCACCTGCAGGACTTGCAAAAGTTCCAGAAGGCACAAGACCGGTATGAGAGTGACTAGGTAATTGTGCTGTACTTAAAGTTGCATTAGCTGTCGAACCGCCAATGTTTCCTGTATTAGTTGTTGTCGCTGCACCACCGGTTGAACCTAAAGCTTTGTTGTTTGATTTACCTAAAACTACTTTGTCTTGAATATCAGGTAAATTGAAAGTAGATGAACCATCGCCTGCTCCATAGGTAGTGCCCACAATTGCAAATAAAGCTGCATAAGTAGATCTTGAAACTGCTGCGCCAGTGCATTCTAAAAATCCAGAGGGAATAGAAGCAGATGACCATTCAACAATAGTTGCTGTAGGAATCCCTTCAACACCTGTTAAATTTGCTCCTGAAAAATCGTATTTTGTTGCTTCGTAATTTGCCATTTTTTTCCTAAGTTTTTATAATATATATTATTGTTAAATAAGGTTGAATAACAGAGGTAGCGTCACCTGTAAAAGTTGCACTCATGTTATGAGAATGTCCCCCTCCACCGCCTGTACTACCTGTACCTCCACTATTACTATATGCACCACTGTAAGGCATTTCAGAATTTGAGGGAGCTCCAGGAGCTGAATTTACATTAGCGGGGTGACTATGTGAAGCTATTTGTGGACTACTTAAAGTTGCATTAGCTGTCGAACCACCAACGTTTCCTGTTGATGTTACAGTGTTTGCACCACCTGTTGAGCCTAAAGCTTTATTGTTTGATTTTCCTATTGGAAGATTATCCTGTAGATTTGGAACGTTAAAAGTAGATGAACCATCTCCTGCACCATAAGTTGTACCTACGATTGCAAATAAAGCTGCATAAGTAGACCTTGAAACTGCTGCACCATTACATTCTAAAAATCCAGCGGGAATAGATGAGTCTGACCATGGAATAATAGTTGCTGAAGGAATCCCTTCAATCCCTGTTATATTTGATCCATCGTAATCGTATTTTGTTGCTTCGTAATTTGACATTTTTTCCTACGTTTTTATAATATACATTAAAGTTAAATAAGACTGAACAACAGAAGTTGCATCACCTGTAAAAGTTGCACTCATGTTGTGAGAGTGACTTGAACCACTTCCTGCGCTGCCTGTACTACCACTATTAGCCCCTATTCCTTGTGGACTATTATTTAAATTTCCCGGTTGTACTCTAGTTCCACCTCCAGTCGGGTGAGAGTGAGATGCCATTTGAGGAGTTGTTACAGAATGAGCTGCAGTTGAACCTCCAACGTTTCCTGTTGATTGAACTGTGTTTGCACCTCCCGTTGAAGCTAAAGTTTTAGTTCCTGATTTACCCATGGCTGCATTATCTTGTAAATCTGGAACGTTAAAAGTAGATGCGCCATCACCTGCTCCATAGGTTGTACCTACGATTGCAAATAATGCAGCGTAGGTTGATCTGGAAACTGCTGCACCATTACATTCTAAAAATCCAGATGGGACAGAAGCAGATGTCCAGGGCACAATAGTTGCCGAAGGAATCCCTTCAATACCTGTAAGGTTTGCTGCATTGAAATCGTATTTTGTTGCTTCGTAATTTGACATTCTAATTATAAAATTAGAATTAAGAACTGTATGAAACTGGACGAGCTCCTAATCTAATTATTTTCTCCTCTGCGGTTTCACTATCTATATTGTTATTATCCCAATTAGATTGAAGGTTAATTAAATGAGCTGAATCCCATCTATCGATAAAGTCTTGAAAATTTCCTAAGTTAGCATCTGCCCAACTTGAATGAGGAGTAGTATCTCTGTACTCTACCTCATCATTAGAGTTTGAAGTTTCATGTTGTATGGCCCAAATGTTTGAAAATTTAGACTGATTCCAAAAAGAGTCATCATTAATAATATAGCCAGTCCCAGCAGCATCTCCTGTTTGTTTAACTATAGTTTTATCCTCAAATATAACACTCCAGTTTGCATTTGTTGCCATACTATTTCTCCGTGTAAGTCCATCCTGTTGTAGCGTCTCCAGAATATACTAATCCAAAAGCAGCTCCTTGAGTATTAACTACAAGATCGGATGCTGCATTAGTTATATTAGAAGAGTTTCTACCAACAGTCAATGCGTTAGTATTGAAATCATAACCTTGATCTACAAAATGTACTTCATCTCCTGTAGCAGGTGATGCTGGAAGCGTTACTGTTACTGCTCCACCATTTGTATTTACTAAAAGTTTAGCACCAGCTTGAACTGTTTCTGCTGCTGATACTGCTCTCCAGTTTCTTTGTTCAGATAATTTTACAACATTTGTTCCATCAGAATATAATGTGTAATTATTGCCTTCACATAATAATACACCTGTTCCAGATGAAGTTTTAAAAGTTAAAGTATTTCCTGCATGATCACATGCGTCTTGAACTTGGTAAGTTTTTTCAATTGAATCTGGGATACTAACAGTAAGGTTAGAAGCCAAAGTCCCTGTTAATTTAATAACATCATTTTTACCATTGGATACTGCACCATTAGTAAAAGTTAAAGATCTAGCAGCGTTAGTAATATTAAAAGTAGTAAAACCACCAATCGCTTGTTCTAAAATTAAAAGGTTAGTGTTAGTTATTTGTCCCCAAGTTCCTGAATTTTCTCCAGTTGCTTGTACTGTAAGTTTTAAATTTGCTGATGTTGAATTCGCCATATTAAATTCCTTATATCGTTTATTTTATAAAAATAAAGAGAAAGTGTCAACTCTTTATGCAACGACTTCTCTCCAGCCTGGAGGGTCTATTGGAGCGGAACCGGTATTTACTTCGTTCCAGATAAGAGCATTACCACTTCCTACTGTTGTAGTCAACCCAAAACCATTAAAAGTTGCACTAACATCCGTAAACGCAGATACTGAAGCAACTCTTGCTAATAAAGGATTTCCAGTAACATTTACTTGTTGATTTAAGTCTACTGTAACACTTCCTAATCCAGCTGTTAATGATAATCCTGTTGGAACAGGTAAAACATCCCCTTGCATTCCAAGAGTACCTAAAGTACCTATCATGAAATTACCTGTGAGTGCTGCATCAGGTGCAGGGTCAACAACACCTAAAGTTAATTGAGCTACGTTTAAAGTATTTGCAACAATAGTTGCATCCCCAGTAATTTCTGTTGGAGTTCCTAAAGCTGCAGTCATTGCAATTCCAGAAACATCTGCTTGAACAGAACTACCCGGTTCACCCCAGTCATTATCTCCCCAACCAAGTCTACCCCAGCCTTCTAGGTTAAATGCTTCAACAGTTCCAAGTCCCATAGCAGCTGCAACACCTGTAGGCATTGCATCAGGACTAGCATCAACTGTTCCTA